TAACCCGTCAAGTAGCAAACATCATTAGAGAGAATAGTGAGAACAAGCTACCTAGTGCGCCACGCATTGCTATATACCTAACAGGGTTAGAACTAGACAAAGACAGACTAACTGATTCAACATACACACGTAAAACTAATATTAGAGAACGTGCATACGATACGGATGCAGGAGAGTATTTAAATTCCCAAGGCAAGAACTATACAGTTGAACGATTAATTCCTACTCCGTATATGATGCGATTAAATGCAGACATATGGACATCAAACACTGATCAAAAATTACAATTATTAGAGCAAATACTTGTATTGTTTAATCCAAGTTTAGAAATGCAAACTACTGATAACTTTATCGACTGGACTAGTATTAGTGTTGTTAATTTAGAAAACGTACAATGGTCAAATAGAAGTGTACCTGTTGGTATAGACAGTGAAATAGATATTTGTACTATGACATTTAGTATTCCTATCTATATCAGTCCACCAACTAAAGTGCGCAAAATGGGCGTTATTACTAATATCATTACAAGTATGTTTGATGAACAATTAGGCACTATTGAAGATGGTGTAAGTAAGCCTGTACTAAATGCGTATGATGATGTTCCAAGAGCAGGAGTTACCGAAGGTGAGTTTGGCAGAGTAGCACAATCTGATACAGCAACACAAATGGCTAATGTTAATTACGCTACATGGGGTGCATTTGTTGACGGTAACTCTGTACAGTTGTTCTCAAATGGTATAGTTGGTACTAAGAACTGGAGAGAGATCTTTGAAGCATTGCCAGGTATGTATGCTGCTGACGTAAGTCGTGTATACTTTACTAACCAAGATAACGCAAGTACAATTACTGGCACATTTACACTAAGTCCGTTTGACGAAGGTAAGATACTTGTTAATTGGGATACTGATAGTTTTCCAAGTGACACTGTAATCAGCGGACGTACTAGCATTGACTATATTATAGATCCAACTAATTACAACCCAAGTGATATTAAAACAAGTGGTGTTAGACTGTTACTATTAGATGATGTAGGTAGTGCTACTGCAACTCAATCACCAGTTGCGTGGCAAAATGCAGATGCTAGTGCGCTAGTTGCAAGTGCTAACGATATTATCGAGTGGAACGGAACTAAGTGGAATATTGTGTTTGATGCAAGTGCTGCAACAGAAGTTACATACACTACTAATTTAAATACAAGCGTACAGTACAGATTTAATAACGGTGATTGGTTATTAAGTATTGATGGCGATTATCCAGTTGGCACGTGGAGAGTTGAACTAGCAGGCTAATTATATGTATGAACGATATGATTACTTGCAGTGGAGCACTGTTTTACACCTTAGATACAAATAGATTTTTATTCCTTCACAGAGCGCAAGGTAAGCGTAATAATCTGTGGGGTCTTGTCGGCGGTACTAACGAAGGTGCTGAAACACCGTGGGAAGGTCTTAAACGAGAAATTCAAGAAGAAATTGGATTTGTTCCAGAAATTAAAAAGACACTTCCGTTAGAAAGTTTTATTTCACCCGATAGTAGATTTCATTTTCATACATACCTGTGTGTAGTTAATGGTGAATTTATTCCTAAACTCAATATAGAACATAATGGATATGCTTGGTGCAGTTTTACTAAATGGCCTAAGCCATTACATCACGGATTGCGTAACACACTTCAAAGTAAAGTTAACTTAACTAAGTTACAAACTGTTTTTCAAACAATCAATTTACTTGACAAATAACCTAAAAGATAGTATAATAACACTATGAAAGTATTAGTTCTCGGCGATGTAATAATCGACAAATATATATATGGCACTTCAGAACGACTAAGTCCTGAGGCGCCTGTACCTGTGGTTAAGTATCAGCGTGAAGTTGAAACACTTGGCGGAGCAGGACTTGTTTATGAAAACTTAAAAAGCTTAGGTGTTGATGTAACACTATTTGAAACTGGGCAACTTAGCAGTATTAAAACTAGAGTAATTTGTGACGGACATTATATTACACGTATAGACGATGACAAAAGTGCAGATGGTACATCAGTATTAGAAACTATAGAGTTACAAGACTTTTCAGAATACAAGTATGTGATATTAAGTGATTATAATAAAGGTGTACTAGACGAGTCACTTGAAATTATTAAACACATTAACAAATTTAATTGTAAAATAATTGTGGATCCTAAAGAACATTCTACCCATTATAACGGCGCTTGGCTAGTAAAACCCAACTATAGTGAATTTACTAAATTTGGATTCAATGATTGGCAAAGTAATATTATTACAACTAAAGCTGGAGACAATGTTGTTGCTACAATAGATAATGTAGATTACAATATTCCAGTTGAGCCCGTAGAAGTATCAGATGTCACAGGTGCCGGTGATTGTTTCTTAGCAGCATTTGTATTCGGATTAACCAAGCAATACAATCACAAGCATTGTTTAGAACTTGCTGTTAAAGGTTCTAGAGAAGCAGTTAAGCACGTAGGCACACACACGCTTACTGTAAGCGATCTCGAAGAACGCATAGTGTTTACTAACGGAGTGTTTGACCTACTACACACGGGTCATTTTGAGCTACTAGCTGAAGCAAAATCGCTCGGTGGAAAACTAATTGTAGGCATAAATTCAGATGAAAGTGTTAGACGATTTAAAGGTCCTAAGCGTCCTATTAATAATGTAAACAAACGTAAAAGGCAATTAGAATTATTACCGTGGGTAGACGAAGTAATTGTGTTTGATGAAGACACTCCGTACAGATTAATTAAAGAGGTAGTTCCGCACGTTATTGTAAAAGGCGGCGACTACACAGTAGAACAAGTAGTAGGGAATGATTTAGCTGATGTGCATCTTGTACTTACAGTTGAAGGTTATTCAACAACACAGATTATAGAGGCAAGCAAATGAGAATATTAGTTACAGGCCACGAAGGCTTTATTGGTAAGAATGTTGCAAGTTATTTACAGCAACAAGGACACGAAGTTGAAGGATGGGAATGGCAAGAAGGTATTATTCCTAGTACAGAGGATTACGATTGGTGCATACACTTAGGTGCTATTAGCTCAACTACATATACAGATGTAAATCAAATACTAGAACAGAACTTTGAATTTAGTGTGCGTCTTGCACAAGTATGTGAAAACTTTGGTACTAACTTCCAATATGCATCTAGTGCAAGTGTATACGGTCCAACAACACACTTTACAGAAGATGGTTCGTTATTGCCACAAAGTCCATATGCGTGGAGCAAGTATATGTTTGATAGATTTATGAATCAATACATAGACGAATTTCAAATTAAAATACAAGGGTTTCGTTATTTTAATGTTTACGGAGAAGGCGAAGAACACAAAGGTGATCAAGCAAGTCCGTATACTAAATTTGCATATCAAGCCAAAGACAACGGTGTAATTAAGTTGTTTGAAGATAGTAATAACTATCTTAGAGATTTTGTATGTGTAGACGATATATGCAAACTACATGAAAAAATGTTTGACGTAGATCAATCAGGTATCTTTAATGTAGGTACAGGACGTCCAGTAAGTTTTGAAACAGTAGCGCAATCTATTGTTAACAAACACGGAGGTGACATTGAATACATTCCTATGCCAGAAAACGTAAAATCACAATACCAAAAGTACACCTGTGCAAACTTAACTAATTTAAATAGTGTAGTAGATATGCAGTGGATTAAAATAGAGGATTATATTAATGGAAAATAACGAACCAACTAGACTTAATGGGGTTATACCTAAAGGATGGGGCTACGAATTAATTTGGGCATCTACTGACAAGTACTGTGGTAAAATTATGTTCTTTGAGAAAGAAGGTGCTCAATTTAGTATGCACTTCCACAGAGAAAAAGACGAAACATGGTTTGTAAATACCGGTAAGTTTAAAGTACAATGGATTGATACTTCTAATGCTGCGTTATATGAAAAAGAATTAAACGAAGGCGATGTATGGCATAATCCTCCATTGCAGCCACATAGATTAATCTGTTTACAAGGAAGTTCTAGCATTACTGAAGTTAGTACAGCTGATAGTGTCGAAGACAATTATAGAGTTGCCCCTGGCGATAGTCAAAAGTCAAAGGAAGAACATGGCTAGAAGTGTATTAGATAGTGCGTTTGTAGATAGTACTAACCAAGAATTTAATGTCGACAACAATTATAATAAACCAGTTGTTGGCATAGATCGTGACGGTGTGCTTAATGTAGATTTAGGTACATATGTAACTTCTCCTGAATATTTTCAACCTATACCCAACAGTTTAGAAGCTGTTGCATTACTACGATCCAAAGGTCATAGAATAGCGGTTATTACTAATCAGGGCGGAATAGAAAAAGGATTAATGACCCCAAGCGATGTAGATCAAGTACATAACAAAATGTTAGAAATGCTTGGTCAAGCAGGATGTCCTAGTATTGATGCAATATATTATAGTGCTAGTAGTCGTAAGAATGATATGTACGCTAAACCAAATATAGGAATGTTTAAAAGATGCGAAAAAGAACATCCGTATATTAAATTTTCAAAAGGATTTTTTGTTGGTGACAAACTTAGTGACTTAAAGGCTGCTCATAAGATGGGCGCCCGTCCTATATTAGTAAGAACTGGGCACGGATTAGAAACCGAAAAACAATTAAACAAACACGCATACAAACAGATTAAAAAACAAACACTTGTGTTTGATAATCTTTGGGAGTTTGCACAAGCCCTTTAGGCTTGTGCTTCGCCCCATCTTAAAATAATATTTGCATCAGTTGCGGCTCCGCCAACTTTATACACGTTAAGTGCTAGTACATCTGGACCATTTGGATATGTTCCTCTGCCACCTAACGGTGTATTAGTAAGTTCTTTCAATTGTGATAAGTCTAAACTAGCACGTTCTCCAGGTGTTGCAATGAACGAGAATACTGTTTCTCCAGGCTGTGCATACGGTGGTTGCACAAACGTAAATTCTATTGTGCCTGAGCCTACTGCTAGTGTACCAACAAATGCATTATTAAACTGCACTTCATAGTACTCTGTGCCGCCAAAGTCTAATAAGTCTATACTGTTAACCAACGTGTTAGCTGGGAAATTAACAGTTCCGCCGTCGGATAGTTCTGTACCAATTCCTGCTCCTGATGCTTCAAAACTTGCTTTAGAAAAATATGCAAAGTTTCTGTTAACCAGCCCCACATCTGCTGTAGATACTACATATGCATTTGAAGTGTTTGAATTTATTCTATCACTATTATTGTTAGTGGTGTTTTGACTTAATCTAAAATAACCATAAGTTCCTGAACTTGGCATATAGCCACCAGTGATTGTTGTATTAGGTTGTATATTGTTAAATGAGCCACCATTTGTAATTGTTTTACCTTGTACAGGTGTTAAACTATTAGTTCCAAATGTAGTATTGTAATCAGAAACGCTTACAAATACATAGTTACGATTTTGCGCCGATGTATATTGGCCGCTATCCATAGTAGTTGATACTGCTGCACTTGCAGTTGCAGTTGCAGTTGTTGCAGCATCACCAGTTGACCAGTTAACACTACCGCCGGAAGCAATTTGTGCAAAACTTGGTTGACCACCTTGTGCAACGCCACTTAGTCCTGTCCAACCAATGTCTGCTGGATTTAATGGATAGTTTTGCGGATTAAGAATTCCTTCAACAACAATGCCGCCCACGACCGGAGCATTGGAATTATCAACGTCTATTCCGTCTGATGTAACTTCAATGCCTTGTAGTAGTAACTGCGCTCTGTTTAGTAGTTCTCTTTCACCTAAATCACCAATAAGTGCATTTGATACACTTGGTGACAATCTAATTAAAAATGCACTTTGTTTAGTAGTACTAACGTTTACCTGATTCTCTGCATAGGAGAAAATGTAACCTCTATCATCATCAAACATACCATCTGTAATAAACGCACTACCCCAGTGACTAATTAATGGTGTAACTGTTTGAGATATTAATACAACACCTGTTCGATCAGTGTGTGTTGTAGCTGCGGCAGCTGTATAGCTTCGTGTTGCTCCTGCTTGAAAGTTTGTAAATGTTGCGCCACGAGTTATTCCTGTTAGTGTATTAGTAGTTTTATTATTACCACTAAACGTCATAATTTCGTTGTCAATATAAACTGTACCATAGTCTGGAAAGAAACTACTATCTGTTAATGGTATTGTAACTTGACTTGCATCAAGTGCTGCTGATAGTTTGCCGCTTGGTCCTTCATTTGCTACTTCGTAACGTACTGGCAAGTTACCTGAGCGCATAAACGCTTCTGTGTTTACGTTTGAGTTACGCATTCTGTGTGCAAATACAAAGTTACCATCTGCGCCACGTAGCATAAAGTCAATAAAGCCAGCACCATACCAACTGTACTGAATACCGATCATTTGCATTTTAGCAATATCAATATTGTAACCACTTGGGCCAGTTCCGTCTAGTGTGTCTAAGTTAAAGTCTTTTTGTTTTGTTTTCTTATCTACAATTAAGTTAGCCTTTGCTCCTGTAATATTTACAACTCCGCGGAAGTCTGGTGTAACTGTTATTTCAGTTTGACTGTTGACATGACTTACAACGTGTGTCATACCTTTAATAATAATTCTGTCGCCTGCTTTTAATTGATCAGTAAATCTAGTATTTGTACCTGTTACTAGATTATCATCTACTTCTAGTGCAATTGTTCCTGCAAGTTGTCTTGTACCTGTACGCTGTGCTACGCTAATTTGCGTTCCATCAAACTCCCAGAAAATACCATTTTGATCATCAAAGATACCAGATCGTACTGTGGCACCGTGCCATGATACAACACTCATTTGTGATCCAAACCCTAGTATACCAGTAGTTGCACCTAGTCTACGTTGTGCTCGTACTGTAAATTTGCGTTCGTCAATTACACTTTCTACTGTGTAATCAAATACTGGTGGCACAGCAGTTTCAGTACCACTGTTAAAGCCAGGAGTTTCTACTCCAAGAATTCTAATAACGCCGCCTACTTGTACTCCGTGATCATTATCATCTGTTTCAATTGTAATTAGTGATCCTACTTCTACGCCGTCTGCTGTCAAACTACGCAAATCGTAACTTGGCGCAAACAATGCACCAGTAGTATACATAATACCTTTACCTGACTGGTAACGAATATACTTTTTACTTTGACGTATTGCTTGTGATCCGTGTTGTGGACCGCCTGTTCCCAACTGCACTCCACCGTCATATGGCCTATGTACAAAGAAACTATCTGGTCTTGAATATAATGTACCTAAAATAGCATTTGAAGAGGTATCAATTGTGCCAGTTGCTCTTGCTTGATATCTCAATGTTTTTACAGTAGGTATGTCTGTAGCAAAGAACGATCCTGCTGATAATGCATGATTGTTTGAACCGTCGTCTGATGCAGATGTTACAATAAATGTGTCTCCTGGGACAAGACCATGTGCATTATTTAATGTAATTTCTAATGTTGCCAACGCACCATATGTAATCACTGCA